GAAGGCAAAGGAAATCGTGGACAGCGATCCGGACGCGCATTTCATCCTGTGGCACGACCGGGAAGCGGAACGGCACGCGATCAAAAAGGCAATGCCGGAAGCCGTGGAGATCTTCGGCACCCAGGATCTCGATATCCGGGAAAAGAACGTTATTGCCTTTTCCGACGGCGAGGTGCGGCTGCTGGCCACGAAAAAGGAAATCAGCGGCAGCGGGTGCAATTTCCAGCGATTCTGCCACCGGGCGATCTTCGTCGGGATTGATTACCAGTTCAACGATTTTATCCAGGCGATCCACCGCATTTACCGGTTCCTGCAGGAAGAAAAGGTCATCATCGACATCATTTACATGGACAGTGAGGAAGAGATCCTGCGTGTACTGAAGGAAAAATGGGAAAACCACAACAAGATGCAGAGCCGCCTTGCGGAGCTGATGCGGCGGTACGGGCTGAACAACACGGCCATTATCAAAAAGATGGAAAGGAGTATCGGCGTGGAGAGGATGGAAGCCAACGGCAAACATTTTCACGCGGTGCTGAACGACACGATCGAAGAGACGGCGAACATGCCGGAAAACAGCGTCGACCTGATCGTCACCAGTATCCCTTTTTCAAACCACTACGAATACACCCCGAGCTACAACGACCTGGGACACAACGAAAATACAGAGAAGTTTTTCGAGCAGATGGATTACCTGGCGCCGTCGCTGCTGAAGGTGCTGAAACCGGGCCGGATCTTCGCCTGCCACACAAAGGACCGGGTGTTGTTCGGAAACGCCACGGGCATGGGCATGCCGACGATTGAGCCGTTCCACGCGCAGACCATCGGGCATTACATGAAACACGGATTCCAGTACATCGGCATGATTACGGTGATCACCGACGTGGTGCGGGAAAACAACCAGACGTACCGGCTCGGATGGTCGGAACAGTGCAAGGACGGAAGCAAGATGGGCGTCGGTTGCCCGGAATACATCCTGCTGTTCCGGAAACTGCCGAGCTCCACCCTGGACGCCTACGCGGATACGCCGGTGGAAAAGAGCAAGGAAGAGTACACCCGGGCCCAGTGGCAGCTTGACGCGCACGCCTTCTGGCGTTCCAGCGGGGACAGGCTGATCTCCAAAGAGGAACTGGAGAACATGCCCATCGACCGGATGCAGAGGGCGTACCGGGAATACAGCCGGGATACGGTTTACAGCTATGAGGACCACGTCGCCCTGGCAAAGAAACTGGACGCCGACGGCCATCTGCCGGCCACGTTCATGGTGCTCGCGCCGGGGAGCTGGTCGGATGAAGTCTGGGACGACGTCAACCGGATGCGGACGCTGAACATGAACCAGAAACTGCATAACCGGCAGATGCACGTCTGCCCGCTGCAGCTGGACATCGTGGAGCGGCTGATCAACCGGTACAGCAACCCGGGAGAGATCGTTTTCGATCCCTTCGGCGGCATTATGACGGTTCCGTACATGGCGGTGAAAATGGGCCGGGACGGCTGGGCCAACGAGCTGAACGCGGATTATTTCCGGGACGGGCTCGGGTACCTGAAGGAAGCTGACGCGGAACGGGACGTTCCGACGCTGCTGGACCTGCTGGGGTGACGGACGATGGGAAAGCATGAAAAACGACCCAGGATCAGGGAAATGCTTCCGGTCCCGGCTGAGCTCCACACGGCAGGCACGGAATATCCGGATTCGATCCGGGTCAGCTTCACGGACGGCAGCACGCAGATCTATGACCTGCGGGTCAGACAGCCCGCGCCGGTATTCGCGCCGGAGCCGGTTCCGATCAGGACCGACACGGCCGGGCGCCGGAGAATCAGAATTATATTTTCAGGAAGGATGAAAAAGCATGAGAGCACTCTATGAAATCAACCAGGACATCCTGGACTGCGTCGACATGGAAACCGGCGAGATCCTGGACGTCGAAAAACTGGACGCGCTGCAGATGGAGCGGGAAGCGAAAATCGAAGGCGTGGCGCTGTGGATCAAGGACATGCGGGCGGAAGCCGCCGCGGTGAAGGAAGAAGCGGATCGGCTGACGGCCCGGAAGAAAGCGCTGGATAACCGGATGGAGGGGCTGAAAAACTGGCTTCTCTATGCGCTGGGCGGGGAGAAACTGAGCACGCCCCGGTGCAAAATCTACCAGACGCACAATCAGAAACTGCATGTGGCGGACGAACTGGAACTGATCAAATACCTGAAAAGGCGGAAAACGCTGAAAAAATACCTGAGAATCAGGGACCCGGAGCTGAACAGGGACGAGATCAAGAAGGCCATCAAGGACGGGGAAACCTTCCCGGGGGCTGAACTTCAGGAAACGGAAAGCGTGGTGATCAAGTAATGAACATTACCAGGGGGAAAATCCCGTCCGCGATCAAGATGCTGGTTTACGGCCCGGAAGGCGTCGGGAAAACCACTTTTGCCGCGCAGACGCCCGGATGCGTGTTTATCGACACCGAGGGCAGCACCAGGCATATGGACGTGGCGCGGTTCGATCCGCCGGCGGAGCTTGGGGACGTGCTGAACTGCCTGAACTATGTTCTGGGACATCCGGGAGAGTTCGGCACGGTGGTGATCGATACGGTGGACTGGATGGAAAAGATGCTGTTCACCGCCGTCATGACGGAAAACAACTGGAAAAGTATTGAAGATCCTGGATACGGCAAAGGATATGTGGCGGCAAAGGAAAAAATGCAGCAGATCCTGGAACTGCTGGAAGCGATCGTCAGGCGCGGCGTGAACGTGTGTCTGGTCTGCCACAGCATGATCCGGAAATTTGAACTGCCGGACCAGATGGGCAGCTATGACCGGTACATGCTGAAGCTGAACGAGAAGAATATCGCGCCGCTGGTCAAGGAATGGGTCGACCTGATGCTGTTCGTCAATTACCGGACGGACATCGTGACGGACAGCGACGGCAAAACGAAAAAGGGCAAAGGCGGCCAGAAGCGGATCATGTACGCGAATCACAGCGCGAGCTGGGACGCGAAAAACCGCTTCGGCCTTCCGGACGAAATGCCCTTTGATTTCGGGCAGATCGCGCACATTTTCCATGCCGCGAAGCCTGTGGAACCGGCCACGGACGCGCCGCCGCTGGCGGAGGTGCCGAAGGATGAAAAGCCGCTTCCGGACCTGAAACCGCCGGTTCTTCCCGGGAAGGTTTCCACGGCGGAGAGGATTCCGGAAACGCCCGCGAAAACAGCCGGAAAGGCAAAGGGCAAGGGCAAAACGGAAATGGCCCGGCCGGACAGCATGATAAGCGACGATCCGGAGCGGGACGCCCTGCTGGCGCAGCTGTGGAGCATGATGCAGGCGGCCTATCTGATCGACCCGATGGTGATTCAGGCGGTATGCGCTGACCGGGGCTATTACGACGCGAAAACGCCGATCCGGGATTATGACACGGAATTTATCGACGGGTGCCTGATCGGCGCCTGGGACAAGGTGCGCTCACTGGCGCAGACAAAAGCGAACGACCTGCCGTTCTGAGCAGGAGAAAGAGAGGAATATCAAAATGGGTAAGAACGAAGAGATCAAAGCATTGGACTGGGACGACGAGATCAGGAACGACGGCGATTTTTCCGGAGAGGAAAGCGTCATCCTGCCGGAGGGCAACTATCCGTTCGAGGTGATCAAGACGGAGCAGGCGTGGTTCGACGGGAGCGACAAACTGCCGCCGTGCAACATGGCGAAGGTGTTCCTCCGCGTGGACGGCGGGGAACTTGGCAAGGCGCTGTGCGTGGAACAGATTTTCCTGCTGGACAAGCTGGAATGGAAGGCGGCGGCGTTCCTGCGTTCCATCGGGCTGAAGAAGCACGACGAGCCGATTCCGTGGAGAAAGATCCTGCATTGCGACGGGGAAACCGGCCGGTGCCGGGTCTATGTGGATGAATACAAAAAGGGCGACCAGATCCGGAAATCCAACAAGGTCAAAAACTTCTTCGACAAGGAAGTACAGCAGCCGAAGAAGGCGTTCCAGCGGGGGGCCTTCTGATGGATATCGGTGAGGCGCGGGAACTGCTGCGGCATATTCCGTGCGGCCGGCTGAACTACCAGGAATGGACGAACGTGGGCGCGGCTCTCCACAAGGAGGGCCTGCCCTGTTCCCTATGGGAGGAATGGAGTGCCACGGATACGGCCCGGTACCATGCCGGCGAATGTGAACGGAAATGGCGCACCTTCGGCCGGTACGGCGGGACCGAAGTCACCATGGGCAGCGTGTTCCACATGGCCCAGAGCTACGGATGGACGCCGGCGGACGGGATGAAAACCTACGGATGGGACGACATGATCACCGCAGACGACAAGGCGTCCGGCTGGCACCATGACGACACGGTACAGGATATGCCCGGGATGCAGGAGGATTACAGCCCGATCCGGGACATCACCGATTATCTGAGCGCCATTTTTGAGCCGGAAGAAAAGGTTTGTATCGTCACGACGGCAAGCCAGGACGAAAAAGGCAAATGGCGGCCCTACGGGGGAAGCGCAAGCCGGACGGCCAGGGACCTGCTGGAAAGCATGAAAAAACACAAGGATACGCCGATCAGCGACACGTTCGGAACGACCAACGACGAAGCGGGCGTATGGGTCTGTTTCAATCCGATGGACGGAACCAGCCGGAAGAACAGCAGCGTGACGTCTTTCCGGTACGCGCTGGTCGAGAGTGACGAACAGGATATCGAAACACAGTACGCCCTGCTGCAGGACCTGAAACTGCCGATCAAGATGCTGGTGCACAGCGGCGGAAAAAGCCTGCATGCCATCGTGAATATCGGCGCTGTGGACTACAAACAGTATCAGGAACGGGTGGATTACCTGTACACGGTCTGCCGGAAACGGGGCCTGGTGGTGGACACCCAGGACAAGAACCCGGCCCGGCTCAGCCGCCTGCCCGGATTCAAACGGGGCGACAGCTGGCAGTATATCGTGGACCGGGACATGGGCCTGAGCGACTGGGTGGAGTGGAACCACTATATCGAGGATGAGATGGTGGAACCGCTGACCGTCACGAACCTGGGCGAAATCTGGGACAACATGCCGCCGCTGAAACCGGAACTGATCGAAGGGATCCTGCGCCAGGGACACAAAATGCTGGTGGTATCGTCCAGCAAGGCCGGGAAAACCTTCGCGCTGATCGAGCTGGCGATCTCCATCGCGGAGGGCCGGCGCTGGATCGGTTTCCGGTGCAAACAGGGCCGGGTGCTGTACCTGAACATGGAACTGGACGAAGCGAGCTTCGACGACCGGATGAAGAAGGTCTACACGGCGCTGGACATGGAGCGTATCCACCCGGAGAACATCGACATCGTGCACCTGCGGGGAAAGATCGAGAAGCTGGACCGGCTGGTCCCGCAGATCAACCGGACCCTGAAGGCGCGGGAATACGCAGCGGTGATCCTTGACCCGACCTATAAACTCGGCATCGGAGATGAAAACGCAGCGGACCAGGTGACCGCCTTCTGCAACGCGATCGACAAGATCGCGAACAGCGGGGTCAGCGTGATCTATGCCCACCACCACAGCAAAGGCGCCCAGGGAAGCAAGGCCAGCATGGACCGGGCCAGCGGATCGGGAGTATTCGCCCGGGACGCGGACGCGCTGCTCGACATGATCGAACTGCGGATTCCGGCGGAACGGATGGAAGAAGCCAAAGCGGAATACGGCGAAAAGGCGACGGCGTGGCGGATGGAAGCGACGCTGCGGGAATTCCAGAGGATCGAACCGGTGGATTTGTTTTTCAGCTATCCGCTGCATGAACCGGACGCCGGCGGCATCCTGAAGGAAGCGAACCTGGAGGAAAACGAGCGGAGCATGGACAACGGGCGGGAGCTCGGAAGCCTGGCGAAGAAGGCCCGGAAAGTCGATAACAAAGCACGATTGATGGAACTGATCAGCAGGGATGAAGAGTTCTCCGGCAAGCGGAAAACGTACCAGGAATACGCGGATGAACTGGGCGTAACAAAACGAACTATCATCCGGTATATGGGTGAACTGGAAGAAGACATATAAGGTGACAAAAGGTGACATTCCAGTTTATAGAGATAAATGTCACCATGTAATAACAGAATGTCCTGTGGAACAGGGGACAGGGTGCAAGTGTTCCCCTGTCCACCTGTCCACACTCAGGACATTGAGGGAGCGACACCATGGAATTCAAATTGAAAATGGTACCGCCGACAGCGACAGCTCAGCAGAAAGGCGAGTGCATCCGGGCCGGGTATATCCATCACTACAAGAAAAAGAATGTCGCCGCTGCGGAAGCGATCCTGCGGGACGCGCTGCTGCCGTATGTGCCGGCGGAACCGATTGACAGACAGGCGGTGTTCCTCTGGGTGGAATGGCTTTTCCCGTATCCGAAGAGCGTGAAAAAGCACCGGCCCGGATGGACCCGGTGGAAAATCACACGGCCTGACACGGACAACCTGAACAAGCTGTTAAAAGACGTGATGACGGATATGGGATTCTGGAAAGACGACGCACTGATCTGTCATGAAGTGATCATGAAGCGGTACAGCGACGAACCAGGAATTATCGTGAAGATCGGAAACGGGGCAATTGACTGGCAGGAATGAAGCACATGGAAAAGGTGAAACCGTTTATCCGGTGCGCGGACTACTGGCCCGGCGGCGTGCCGGCACGGAAAAGGGCTGTTTATGATCAGTTCGCGGCAGAGGGCCAGATCGAAATTCTGCATGTGATGGAAAACCGGGATACCGGCGGCGTGATGGTCGAGTATGACGCGATCGCGCCGCATGAGTGGATCCTGGAAGAGATGGGAAAAAGAGAGGTGACGGAAGATGTCGGAAGCATGCCGGATGCCTGAAACAGAGACTGGCTGTCCTGTTTCAGATGACGGAAGGAATGATCTGGCGGACAGAATTGCGGAAATGCTGGGGATTCCTGACGCGAAGATTGTTATTCTCGGCGCGATGGCGAGTTTTGATATCCGGCGGAAGGAAACGGCGCTGACTGTTTACGACGGCGGGCAGACGGAATACCTGATCAAGCGGTTCCTGGTGGCAAAGAAAGCTGGATAAGGGAACTGTCGAAAGTATTGTCAGGAATATCGGAAAGCGCGCCGGCGTGGAAAACTGTCATCCGCACCGGTTCCGGAGAACGGCGGCCACCATGGCCCTGAAACGCGGAATGAACATTATGCAGGTCAAGGAAATGCTGGGACATGAGAGCCTGGAAACCACACAGCGGTACCTGGACATTTCCGACGACGAAGTAAAAGAAGCGCATAAGCGGTATATGGGGTAATGAAATGGTTGGAAAATGCGGTGCATGCGGAAAGCGGTTTGTGATCCTTTATCCGAATTTGTGGGTTTACAAAAGGGGGAATACTTATTTCTGCAGGTACAACCATATGAAAGCGTTTGACAGGGGGGAAATGATCGATATGAGCAGGCAGCCGACACGGATTGAGATCGGAGAAACCATTATCAGGATGTATGAGCATGGAAAAACACAGAAAGAGATATACGCGTATCTGGGGGAACTGGGATACAGAAATCCGCAGAGCGCGTATCAGGACATCCGGAAACTGATGCGTGAAAAGCGGCCGGATCTGCTGGAAAAGTTCCCGGTGAGAACCAGGGAGAAGCAGGATCAGGCGCCGGAAGAAATGCCGCCGGTGAAACTGACCGGGCCGGTCAAGATCCCGGAGGACCGGCAGGGAAAAATCAGCATGATTGACGGGATTGAGCCGCTGGAACCGGCGAGTTTGTGGAGCCGGGTACTGGATGGCGGAACGTTTGTTAAGGTTGACGGCGGGATGATGCTGCGGGGGCCGAATTATCAGATCATTCTGAACGCTTACCAGTGGTTCAAACTGACAGAAGAGATCCTGGTGTCGATCCGGCAGTTAAAAGCGGACCGTCCGGGCGGTATGGCGCAGGATGATGATTAACGAGCTGGAACGGGAGGAAATATGGAACCTGAATTTACCGGATTCTGCAGAGGGTGCAACGGATATTCCGAACATCTGAAAACACGTATGGCCCTGAATAACTATACGGGGGAAATCGAAATCGGTTTCTTTTGTCCGGATTGCAGGGAGCGCTTCGGGCTGTCCAGTTTTACCCGGCAAGAGACAGATCAGAAAAACAGTTAATTCTGAATTTAGGAGGATTGAGACATTGGTTGACAGAGAGAAAGTCAAACAAGGCTTAGAGCATTGCATAAACGAATCAGATTGCCGTGGGTGCGTATATTTTAAACAACTCATGGAAACACATGAACAATGCCAATGCCGTGTTGATGCTCTTGCTTTGATTATAGACCAGCAGAATGAAATAAACGCATGGAAGATTTCAAGGAATGCGCTTTTTGAGGCGGTTGAAGAGCAGAAGCAGATTGTCCGGTGCAAGGATTGTATGCACAGGGGGAATCATAATATTTGCCCTGTGTTTAGTCCAATGGATGATTTCTATTGTGGGCATGGGAAACGGAAAGAATAGGAGGATTGTGCAGTTATGAACACTGAGACAGTTATCAAAGGACTCGAA